CCAAGATGCTGGGACATAAACAGATCACCACGACACAGATCTATGCGCAGACTACACCGATAATGATCGAGGATGCGATCGATCGTGTCGAATCCCGGCTGGGCGGTAAATTCGCAGTATAGCGTAATCATGGATTAAATCATCCACTGCAAGGAAATTTCATGTAAGTAACAGTGTAAGTTACAAAGAATATCGGTCGGGAGTTGTCACCTTTGCACCGTAACCAACTATCTCGATTATGGATAAAGACGACAAACTCCGCCTTGCGGAAATTCATGCAATGGTCAAGACGCTTTCCGTGGACCTTCAATTTTTGAGACGCCATCGCAACGTGCTTTTCGGGACACCGGTTCTGGAGTTCAACGAGGTTTGCTCGGTGCTTCACCTGAGTGCCCGTCAGGTGCAGCGCCTTCGTGAGCGCAAAGAACTCGTCGGGTTCAACGTGGGGCGCCGGCGCTTGTACTTTCAGACGGAGATCTATGACTACCTCTCCCGTTTGGAGAGAGAAAACCTCAAACATCCCGAACAGTCAATGGAACAGTGATTATGGATCGACCGAACAATCCCAGTGAAACGAAGTATCTGCTGATCGGGGAAGAGGAGTTCGAACGTCTTCTGCGCAGCTATTATATTCTCGGCAAGGGGCTTCTGGCTTTCGAATATCTCTGCGGTCACAGCGACCGTCCGATGTACCTGTCAGCCGAGGGCGTGTGCGAAGTGCTCGGCATTACGCGCGACGAGTTGGACGAGCACCGCCTGAAACGACAGATCAAGGCGAAAGTTTTCCAGCGGCAGATGATGTACAGCCTCTACGATCTGGTACTCCTCGCCGAACGTCTCGTGCGCCATAAGATCCGGTACAGGCTCTCGAAAGCGCCCCGCTTCGATGCGACGGGCCAACGCCTGTGATTCGCGTTGTATCTCAGCTTATCAAGACCGGTCGTTTGCGGCCGGTCTTTTTCTCCGATTTCGTAAAAGCGACGAAACGACAGCAGGAAGAAAGGAGGTATAGACAAATACCATATATCCGATCTACCGGCCCGCTTCGAGGGAAGCCTTTCGGAACTCTTTGAGCAGCGTCATCAACTCCAATGCGGCTTTACGAGCCCTCCGTCCGGCTGCCTTGTTGCCTTTGAATCACTGAAGATATGCATCCTTCTGAAAAGCTGCGATGCGATCGTTGATCTGTTCGAGTAATTTTTCCATATCGATTTTTATTTGGTCGTTATGAAACAAATATAGGCAAAATCGGCTGCTGTCGGACTCTTTGCCCGCTTTTTTATGCATGATACGGTATCGTCCCGGTCGGACGCGGGGCAAGTTAGCGGCAGGCTCACAGTCCCTTATCGCCTTTTCCGCGCACGATCTTCCCTTCTTCGAACGGTATCGCACGCGGAAAAGTCGCACGGGCCGCCTGCCGCAGTTTCCGCCCCGTCGTCCGACCATGCAGGACATTCGGTCTGGCGACACAATAAGAATATTCACCAAATTGTTTCGAACCATGAACATCTATCGGATTTCGGCGGAAGGCTACGCCATGTATCTCTTCCGCGTTGCGGCGCGTACACAAGCTGCCGCCTGTATGAAGCTCTCAGTGCTGCTCGGCATAGCGGCCGAGAACTGTCGCGTTATGGAAACACTTCCTCTGAACGACCATGTACGGGAAATCGAATCCTGCCGTACGCGGGTGTCTGCGCGATGATATGCTGGATGGACCAGAAGAGCTTTACACGCTTGACGCTTACTCCCGACTATCGAACTACTTCGGAGATACAGAGGGCACAAGGCTTGTTGGAGGAAGTTTTGCCCACTATTCCCGATGCGGAACTGTTGTACGGCGTTTTCTATAATGAAAATACGGAATACTGCTCGTTCGAACAGAGCCGTATCTGTTTCCGACGCAACGGAATCCTCTTTCGGATCAATAAGCAGTATTTTCCCAAACCGACCTATGCGATCGACATCGACACCTCGAATTTCAAGCACATAGATCTTCATATGCAGGCTCATATCCGGGATAAATATCCGGCACCGCACCGCATCGGTATCCTTTCCGAGCGTAAGGTCAATATTTGGGTGGACTACCTGACTAAGATTTGGCACGACCTGGAACACCTCGATCGAGAACGCAATGCCCATATCTCCGCCCATCGATCGCGGTTGAACAAACTCCCGGATGTTAAGTGGAACAAAGATCGGGACAGAGGATCTATCGAGCGTAACGGTCTCTGCTACAGTTTCCGCTACGAAACGGGCACGATTCAGGAAAAGGTATCGCTCGATTACGGCCCCTGCACGCTCGACGACTTCCTGGCTCTTTCAGATAACCGCTACAGACCGAAATGCTGAACCTTTTTCAAAACGATTCCGAATCGGGAATGATACCCTTTCCGGAATATTTCATACGCAACCTGTATGTCCATCGCTTCCGGCTGTCGAGCCGGAGCGCTGACACGCGCCGCCGGATCGTCCGCTGGCTGTTTCTGCATTTCCACGTCTATGACTACCACCCTGCGGATGCTGAAACTACGGGACGCTACCTTTCGCGGGAACGGTTCCCGCCCCTGCTCTTTATGACGCTGACCGAGGATTTTCGCAAGGACTCCTCGCTGTGTCTGCGGATAATCTCCACCGACTTCTATACGCTCTATCTGGAAGGGAACGTCTATTGTGACGGCCGGTGGCATAACATTCGACTGTAACCTGTTCCCGCCTGAAAGCGGCGGGAACGCAAACCTGTTTTACGATGGCGAATATATGTATCAACCGCTTCTATTGTTCGACGGACAATGAAGCGAACTACGAAAAGATTCTCTACGGCCTCGGCGATCGGTTCGACCTGTACGATCTCGACGGCCGCGACAACTGGATGCGCGGGGAGTTCGACTCGAAATGGTGCTATCCCGAGGAGGCGATCGCAGCGATGATGAAGACGTTGGAAAAGGACCCGACGCTTCATATCGAGATCGTCTCCTGTGAGCCGGGGATGCAATACCTCGAAGCGCATATCTACGACAGCGGCATGTGGAATAGCTTTTAATAGGATGAAACGGAATTTTCGAGTAGGTGTACGCTACACGTTCGAAGGAGCCTACACCGTTCGGGCGGTTTCCGACAAGGAAGCCGCCCGGCTTGTTTTACGACGATGCGGCCTGACGTGCGGCAACATCCATACGACGCTCGACGAGCTCACGTGTCCGGATTGGGACTTTCCTACGCATCCCGACACACGGATAGGAAACGTCGAACCGATCGAGATGCCGGAGCGGAAGGCTTAAAATTATCAATACGAACTAATCTATGACCAAATACAGATTTTATGAGGACAGGAAGGTCTCGGTATAGGAGCGCATCTACTTTTCCATCGAGGCCGCAACGATCGAGACAGCGGAGGCTCAAGCTGCGGCGATCGCTCACAGGTCCCTTTACGCTGCGGCGTGCGACGACGCTGCGATCGAAATCGAGGAGAGCGAAACGCTAAATTGAATTAAGACCTATGAAACGATTTGAAAAAATTGCTAAGCGCTATGCGCTTGCGAACAGCTATTTCAAAAACCGGCTGCTTATCTGGCCGGATACGCTTTGCGAAATTCACGATTACCTGCAACAACACGGTGAACTGCCGTTCCGCTACGACGGGGATAACTGGCCCTACGACGCACTGTGCGAGCAGCAGAAGCGACGCGGTGTCCGCCTGTCGCAGTACCTTACGCCCGATGCTACGGCCCGGCAGATAGCCGCCCTTGCCGTGCGGTATTTCGAGAATGACAGCCGTATCATGGACGTCTGCTGCGGTACGGGACAACTCACCCGGGCCTTGATCGCCGCAGGCGTACATCCCTCGCAGATCGTGGGATTGGAAGTCGACCGGGAGCTGGCGGACTTTTACGCACGCCTGTATCCTGTGACGCAAACGCTGATCGGGCCATATCGGGACATCGATTTCCGCTGCGAGAACATCGTTGCCAACCCTCCCTTCGAAACGACGGAGGTCGTCGATTTCCTTTCGTGGCTTGCGAAGGTACAACAGCCGGGCGACCGGAGTGTATTGCTGCTTCCGCACGGTTTCATCGACAAACAGCGCCCCAAGGGCATACAGGAAACGCTGCGGCAATTCGAGGTTCTGTACCGTACACCTATGCAGGAACGGTTCGCGCGGACAAATGTCACAGCCGAAATAGTCGTTCTGGAGCGACGGTGATAGGAGCCCGAGATTTTGTCTTCAATTAAATAGCGAAAGATGATATTATTCCCAAACCTTTTTGTTTATTTTCACCTCTTTTTCCGAAAACTTGTACGACGAAATATATCTTATGTTTTTAAGCGCATCGAGCAATCGAAGATTGGGGCCGTTGTTTTCGAGAATTGGATGTTTGCGATCATGTACGGCTATATCGGAGTACGGCTTTGGTAATGCGGACAATAAATTCTCTGTCAATGCGATATTTTTGGGATTAGCTGTAATAGCCTGCGAAACAATCAGGATTCGATTTTTAATATTGCTTGCATTTGCAATAACAGCCACCAGACACTCTTCGTCCAAGCTGATTTTTACCTGAGTCAATAGGATACATATTTCTGACGCCAAATCTTTATTACTTTCGATTATTTGAGCTTTTAATAACGGTATTATTGTAGATTTTTCTTGTACCGTAAATGCATTGGATGTCAAAAGACTTAAAGCGATATCCACTGAATATTCGATGCAATCGATATTTTTCAAGTAATCGTTTTTATGATGAATCAGATATTTAACCAATGTCGAAGTCCTATGAGAAGCAATATTTGAGGTATTTTCGTATGTGAAAGCAATCATACCAACATCAATGAGATAATCTACTCTGTCGGATTCGAGATCGGCGAGATATTGGTCTGTTTTTATCAGATAATTGAACGATTGGGCAATCGTCTGATATGCTCTGAATTCTAAAATATTCGATCCAATGAGGGCATCGAACAAAGCCTCTTTTTCAGCAACTGAATCTTCGCAAACGTGACTTCCCAATTCCGTTTTATAGTGTTCGATGTAATGTTTCAGAAGTTCCGATACCTGACTTTCGGAAAATGCGAAGTACGCCGCAACATTCTCCCAAGACGGTTCGATAAGTAATAACTCGATCGCCAAATCTTTTGCCCCATCCGATACGCTTGCTATGTCCGAAATTCGTTGCTGCTGTGTATGAAGATAAGTTTTCTTTGTTTCGGAATCAATCATGTCATCGTTAAGTATAATCAGTAATGCCTCTTCGTCCTCATCGTTTATCGTATGTGAAAATTCTTTCAGGCATAATACAAGATTTTGCTCGACATAGGAAACAACATCCCTGCTCGCGTATTCCTTTACTCGTTTCAAATTTAGATTTTCGGGATTTATTTTGTCCATACCGGCCAGATAGTTCAAAATGACACACAAGTTCCCACAATTAAGAGCATATAGACTGTTAGTGATTACATATTGCAGCAGGTCTGCTGAGTCACTATTTAGCCGATTGTATTTGCCATTATTCGATAACCATTTCAACTGCTCCAGGCCTATCGCTTCTTTATGGTCGGTTAAGAAAGAGTAATTATTATCGAGCCATGTTCGTTGTTCTTCGAACGATTCGACAGGATTGCAGAATTTGAGCCATCCTTCTATTAAAGCAGTACGTTCTGTTTCATTCGGATAATTTTGTATTGCCTGCCAATTATGTTGTGGATTCCATTTGATGAAACGCTGAAATAGTAATTGTGAATGGTGCCCGTTCTGATAATATTGAGCTATAAAGTCGAGCGGGGCATTGTTTCTCTCAATACGTTTCATCAATAATTCAAACTTCTCGTGAAATTCCCCATTATGAACGGAAAGACAGTCTGCCAACTGAATGTTTAGTACTGAATCGTAATTGAATGTAGACAACGGTATCTTCTTGGCAAAGTTTCCGACCTTATCGATTTTAGCATTATAGTCGCTTTTGATTGCTTGCTTCATAGTAAGAAGCAGATGGTAATCACTGAGCGTTATCATGCCTTCATAAAAATATGAAATATAGTCGTAATAGTCTTCGTCAATATATCCTTGTCTGAGAAATACATTCAACATCGGAGCCAACTTGATACCTGTAAAATCAGTACATTGCCCCATATCGTATGACGTGAGTAATTCATGCAGTCGCAACGATTTGATTTTTCGTTCTTCATCGTCGATATGCTTACGTTCGCATTGGATTTCTTGCGGCAATTCTTCAATGGCCCTTTTTCGGTTCCAATAGATTCGATCTAATTTTAACCCTGTGTGACCAATATTGAAATTGGCAGGTTGTGTGCCATACAGAATATGATGATATTGGTAATCGATCTGATCTTCGGATATCATCTGCTCGAATAATTCTTCATCTTTTATAACCTCTTTTAAAGACTGATATTTTTGTTCTATTTTTATCGTTTGAGGTTTTTGCGGCATTTCAGCTATGATTTGATAAGCACATATTTCCCGCAAGTCGTTCTTTGCAATATGAGCGGAGTGATAGTACTCTTTGATTTTTTGCTCCAACTGTTTTTTCTGCTCGTCGAGTTGCTGTAAGGCATAAACGATGAATTTAGGTTTCATCGCTATGCACTTATATACATCGCCTTCCCGATTGTGCAACTGCGCAAAATCTTTTGGGAAATAATTCTTGTAAACGATCATTCCCAGAAGTTTGGTCGGGTTCAATGTAATTTGCCCTGTAGCACATAATCGAGTTCTATACTGTTGGTATTCGTTGGCGATATTTTGAAGTAATCGCATATCATTAATGAAGAAAGCCATTTCTTCAAGGTCATCATCCGCAATATCTTCATATCCTCGAAGTCGAAGAGCTTCTTTTAGTTTGTCTTTCGAATTGGACGGATTGATAATTGGAATTACCGTCGTAATGTAATCGAAGAATTTAGCTCGCTGTTCGTCTTTGAATACATCGTCCTTAACCGCATAAATAAATACGATATGTCTTCCTATTTCTTTGGATTCGTTAATGAGTTGGTTTAGCTCTCTGAGTTTTAGATATATATCGGAAGTGTTGAAACGATCCAAATCCTCGATAATTACCACGTCATACTTCGTACGCTGGAAGAAATAGATGATCTCATCCAAGTGTTTATTAAAAATGGATGCTTCTTTGAGTTCAACTTCGCCATCCTTCAAATTGAATCTGCTCAACTGATACCCGCAAAATGCCGACAGTATTTTTCGAATACAGACCGATATTCCGAATAGCATATAAAGGACACTAAGAATATCAGCTACCGAATTAGCCACCGGCCCCATGTCGAGTATTCTGTACATTGTTTCTACACGTAACCACGAGGGTTCGAACGCAATCAGAAAGGCTATGAAAAATAGAAGAATACCTACTGTCCACCCAAACAATTTCCAGTTATCGAAATGAAAAATTCTTTTGATCCGTGAGTTAGGGACAGTTGCGTATTTTTCACGATAGATCAGTTGTTGCAGAATACTGTACTCAATGAGACGATTGAGTTGCTCGATGTCTTTTTTATCTTTCTTTTTCTCGTCGCGTTCCAAAAGATCATACGATTCAAGCGTTGCAAGTGAAATTTGTAAGTAGGTATGCTTTTTATAATCCTGTTGTAACGTATAAAGTACGGTACTTTTTCCAGAGCCGTAAGGCCCGGTCAAGGCTATATTGCGTATGAGGTTATCGGTGTCGAGTTTTTCTCCGATCTCTCTTACCGGTAGATATTGAGGTTCATTTTCATTGATGACCGTTGGCATTAACGTCTGTTGCTGCTCATTTGTCACCTCCGAAACTTGGGAGGCTACCCGTGTTGTCTTTCTTCTGATATAATCCCTGATACACATAATGACACATGTTCGCACTATATACAAAATTAAAGATTATTTCTCTGTTATTGAAATTCGGATATAGAATATAGTTATATTTCATTCGATATGGCCAAATCTTTTGGGGCTGAGATATAATTCACCTTCGCCTCCGGTTGCCTGCGGGGAAGCTCGGCACGCGCACGGCCGCTGCCGCGCCCTCGTCGGCTGCGGACGGGAAAATCATCCTCGGCGTCGGCACACCTCCGCCTTGCGGTATTTTCCCGTCGCTGCGCCGCCGTCGCGCACCGGTGTTCTTCCCGAGGCAACCGGTACGTTCGGGATAATACAGATCGTCTGCCCGACAGATTCGGAGGCGGTCGAGGTTGTTCCGCGACGCTCCGGTCTTCGCTTTTCATTTACGAATCTCTAAACCGATAACGAACCATGACACATGATCCGACGAAGGGCTGTTATACCCTCGACACGTTACGGGCATTGAATCCGCTTTACGACCACGAACACGGCCTGACACAGCAGGACGTCGAAGCGGTCAATGCCATGAAGAAATACATCGAATCGACACGCAGCGCCGACAGGCCGCATTGCGGCGATCGGGTGCGATACGTTTCCCGCCACGGCGACTATGCCGGCAGTGCATTGATCGCCTACGACAGAAACGATATGCTCACCGTCTGTATCTGTCCTTACGATCCCTTCGCCTCGCGGACGAAAGACGGCGTACAGTGCTGTAGCAGCGGAGGCCCCTTTACCCATGTCGCGGCTGCCGCATTCCGCTATGAAGGTCTCCGGCGGGGTTCTTTCAAAATCTGGGGTCACGACGGACCTTGCGGCAACGGGTCGATCCGCTTCGAAGCCGAAGTCGCGGGGTGGAGCTACCGCGAACCCGATCCGCTCTATGGCGACTTTACGACCGAGGCGTGGCGCAGGCTCTATGTCTATCGGATCGAACGGCCGTGCGGCAGCGATCTTTACCGCACGAACGGCCGGGAGATCGGCGACGAAGCAGCGTTCCAGACGTTCCTGCACGACTACAAAGCTACCGTATTTCCGGGACGTTCGCCCCGGCAGCTGGTCGTCTGGTGCTACCGCCCTGCGGAGAGACCTCTGTCGCAGGAGCAGTGGGATGCGCTCGACGCGCCGATCTCCAATTGCCATATCTACAACGTCCCGCAACCCGTGAAGATTCTCTACGACGATCTTCGGCACGAACGGATCGTCTGTTACGTTCCGCCCACACTCCATATCCATTAAATCCCTATAACATTATGAATGACGACACACTGATCGTTACCGAAACCGAGGGCGATACGTTCGACTTGCAGCTCTCGGAGTCTTCGACGCCCGAAACCTTTCGACGCCGGGCCGCTTCGCTGACGGGAAGCGGACTTTCCGAATCCGAAGCGCGGCATGTCGTTGCGACGACGCCCGTTCCGATGGAGCTTTTCTGCGACTCCGAGCGCGGAATCTTCGCTGTCGAAGCCGAACCGCTCGCCTACGGCCCGCTGTTCAATCCCTACACGGGAGAGGAAATTCCGAACGAGAACCTCCGAACGGAGGATGCGAAACTTTCCGACAGCTGGATCACAACGGAAAGAGATAAGATACTGGAACGATACGAGGCGATCGACCGAATACACCGCCGGCGCCTCGTCGATCTGATGACAGGAATCGTTTCCGAAATGACGGGCCAAAGCCTCGATTCGGGCAACGAATATCCGGCATCGGACGAACGCCAGGATAAATGCTATGTCACAGCTTTCCAGATAAAACATGCTGTGTTGTATGCCTGCCTGTCGTACGACTACGGAGGAGATCGCTGCGTGCCGGTGCGGGACCTCGAAGTCGGACAGCTTTTCGATGTCTTGCGGATGATGCTGCAAGACCTCTGAATATCATTCCGCCCCGTTTCGCCCCGTAATCAGCGACGATTACGGGGCGCATTTGTTTTACCATAAAATTTACCGATTATGAGCCACGAAATCATCAAAAACATCTTCGTCACCGCCGACCGGCGCGTGATCGTCTGCCATGCGCCCGGCAATATCCAACCGCAGATCTTTCATGAGGAGGAATACGAACCCCTGACCGAACTACTGCGCAAGGAGGGCTACGAACGCCTGGAGGAGGAAATCCTCTATCTCTTTTTTCTGGGGGTCTGGCAGAACGACCTGCGGCACGGCCGTGCCGTCGCCCGCGCTATCGAGCAGGAGCGGATAGATGTTTACGAACTCTGGAAACGATGCGATCGGGACGTATCGTTCCGACGGGAGTTTATCAGACATTTGGCCACCTATCTCGAACCTTTGACGGTCGAATTGCCGAACCTATAAAACCTTGATACGACTATGCAAGTGAAATTATTGCGTCAGGCCGCAGGTCGGGATGACCGGATCGTCGCGGCCTATGAAGATGTGACCTTCCTGAACGAACACGTCGGATGGTATCCCATTATAAAAGACCGGTTCCGTGAAGAGGACGATATTGTCGTCGTCGTACTGCGCGTCGGCGACGTTTGTTTCGAAGCCGGAAGTATGTTTCGCAGAGGAATGCTCCGCAAGGAATATATCGAAGCGCGGACTGCGGAAGCTCGCAACCTGCGAGCCGCCGTGCAACGCCGTATGGCGAGCCGCCAGTGGATTCCGTCGTCTTACGTGGCAGCCTTCGAAGCGCTGGGTTGGGATGCCCGGCCGTTGAAGGGGCATCGCGCCCGTATGCGCGAACTGTACGCTGCGGAAGATCGAAGACGGGAACAAGTGCGGATCGAACGGGAAAAACGATGACAGCGGCAAGAGGAAGCGCGGCTGAGAACGTCGTTGAAACGGGCCGAGGCTGCTTTTCGGGAGGGAGGATTCGTCGAAACGGAACTCTTTATTGCCTTGTGCGGCAAATATGGGATCAATATCCATCCCTGGACGCTCGGCATGCTGCAAAGACGGATCGCCGATTTATCCCGAACGCAGATCCATTGCAAAGGCGTGAGCCGAGGTTTCCGTACCCCGTCATTGTGCGGATGCCGTGAATTGATCGATCGCTTGGCGGAAAAACTAAAATAGGATTTTCAAATATTCACCCTGTAATTTAACTCAATATGAAAATTATGTGTCAGGAGCACTACGACGAAGTAGTGCGTTATGCCGAACGAATCGGCGACAAAACATTGGAAGAACGGTTGAACGATCTGAAACGGTGGGAGCGGAATCCGAACTGTCCTTGTGAAATCGAACTGTATAAGGATTCCGCGCCTTATTCCTTTCTTTTCAGGCAGCGCTATGCCGACGGCAGTACAGGCATTGTCGGCGGACTGGTCTATCACGGTACACCCGATCGTTCGGGATGTTACTGCGAACCGAGAATCCGCGGCTGGGAAATTCATACGTGAAATGCGGATTCTGATTTGACAATGAATCTTGATTAATAAATGACGTATAAAAAAACGAACCGATGAAACGAAATAAAAGTATTATAGACCGCTATTTCGACTATATGCGGGATAGCTGGTGCGAAGAAGAATGCCGCACGATCTTCGGCACACGGGCTGCGAGCGTGTGGAAAGTGTGGTGCCGAAGTATTGCACCTGACCTGTGCGGTGCAGCCCGACGATTCTATGTCGCTCTCGATAGGGGCAATCGGCGGCTGTTGATCGAGCACATTGCGTGTGCTGTTCGAGGACAAGACGAGGAATGCCCTTCTAAGGAGCCGAGTGTCCTTGTTTGCGAAAGATGCGGCTCGCGTGAGATACAGATGATGGCGTGGGTCGATCCTAATACGTTGGAGTATGTATCCTCGATAGACGCGGATGCTGACGATCAATGGTGCGACGCGTGTCAGGAGCACGTATGGTTTTGTTCGCTCGAAGAGTTCGGAGATAACCTCGATGCCTGGTGGTTAGCAGTGGACTTCCCGAAAATGGAACGGATTACGGGATTGTCTGCGGCGAATTATCCGGCGGATGACGGGGGACAAGCGTTCCTCGATGCCTGCAACGCCTGGTGGAAAGCCCTCGACTATGAACGAAAACGGGCTATTTGGATGGAGAACGACCAGAGTCGGACAGAACAGCACAGCGAAGACGAGAGCGAAGATTATTGATTGTAGAACCGTACCCCGAGATCGGCATAGTGGGGCAAGGGTACCACGGTCCTTTTCCGCTCCCCGAAGAAGTGCAGCAGTTGTTTCCAAGTTTTGCCGAAGGGATAGTAATCTTACGGTCAAGATCAATTCTTCTCATCGACATTTCCTTCGCTACTACACACTTACTACTATAATGATCGGTCAGGAAGTAACGTACCTCCGAATTTGTACTGTCATTACATATCTAAGAACTCTCAATTATGTGAATATCATTAAGGGGAAGTTTAATAAATCATTGAAAATGAAAATACTTCTGTCAGAATCCATTCTGACAGGGGAAAAGAGAAAACATTAAAATTGGAATTATTATACAGCCCCTTTAATTTTTGTTTTTCAAACTTGTATTCAGTTTTATTTTTTGAGTCTTTCTAATCGAAATTTCTCTTTTGATGATTTGCTCGTACGCAAGGTTGTTGGCGGCACTGCGGTTCATTTCGTAATTATAGTGGTTATCATTTTTATTACTTATGTCATAACAAATCCTTCCGACAGCAGTTTATCCAATATTTAGTCACCTATCTCGAACCTTTGATTAAAGAATGAACCATAACCCGAATTACTACCGATATTGAGTGTAATACAACAAACGCCACCGCATAAATCCCTGCGGCGGCGTTTGTGTCAATGAACACCGGAAATTGTTTAATCCTTATAGGAATATAGTATTATCTTTCTAAATACTTCTTTCTCTGGTGGTATAGGCAAATCCACTTTGTATAAATCTTGTAGCAAAATATTGTGTTGCCTGTATTTTATTTCTTTTGCTGTTATATTTATCAATTTACGGCCTTTCATTATATAACGGTACTCAGAAAATTTATCCGGATCGAGACAGAGGTTGATACTCTCTTTCTTAGATCTAAATACAGGAACATCAATGGGCTTAAATCTCAAAGAACACCACTCATTATACAGAGACCGAACCGTATCGGATGAGTTATTTTCACCCAACAGATCAAGTTCTTTCTCAATCTGTTCATCATCTAGGTTTGTATTCTCCCTAATATAATCCGTTAAGTACAAGAAAGTACTGCTATATACAAAGGGAGTCAAGACTAATGTATCTCCGTTTATCCTGCAAGCCCCGTATTCAGCGGATGAACTTCCCAAATGATTACTTTCCATGAGCACAAAGGATCTATTGAGCGTATCAAAAAAAAGGTATACAAATCCTTTGATTACGGAAGGTCCAAATTCTCGGTAATACAGAAACGCACTATGATTGTATGGGGGTAAAAACGAAATGTGTCAAAATAGAAGACAGCATTAAGAGGGTAAAACCAATGTAAAACAGAGAGATAAGCACAAAGTAACCTCGGACGGTTGCGCGATCGAAATGCGACAAAGCTGTTACTTTTGTGTTACATCCGGAGGCATTTGAACGGTCTGTTCAAGCGATAAATGTTACATGCCCTTAAACAGTTCCGGAAATGGGCTAAAATACGGCGGTGAAAGATCCGCATCGAGAAACCAAAAACCCCGTCAGAAGCCAATATAACGGCGATTCTGGCGGGGTTTCATTATGGGCGGTCGGGATGGTGTGACGGCAAGGTGTTCAACCGTTCAAACCAGTGTTCAAACGGCTAAAAATATCCTTTCAAACGACCATATCGGTAAGAGCAACGATATGGTCAGTTTTTTATTTAGATGTTCATTTAGATGTTCATTTAGATGTTCAATCAACGCCATATCTAAAAAACGAAAAGTTATTATAAGATGTTCGTTTAGATGTTCATTTGGAGAGTAGCTACAGGTGTATTGGAGTAGGTATAGAGACATTTTGGGTGGTCTTTTTGGGGTGTATGGAACTATTCGAGGGGGGTATATTCCCAATCACGAATAAATACACATATATATAATGGGCTAATACATAAATAATTCGGAGCATCCGATCGTGACGGATACCCCGAAAAGCGTGTGTGTGACGTTTATATAGCGATCAAAAAAACTTCTTTGCGCATCCAAGAACTGCCCAAACGCCCATTATCAATCTTTTGTCGAGTTCTATCGTGTCGAAATCTTTATTTATCGGTTCCAAGAGGACTTTTGCAGGATCCTGGGCCTTTCGAATCCGTTTGACTGTACGGTATTCATTGGTCATAATACCGTATATCTCTCCATATAATAAGTAAGACTGCCAATCCTCGACCTTTCGCAGGGCGATGATATCTCCATTGCTGATCAGCGGTTCCATCGAGTGCCCGGTGATCCGTGCCCAACTGTCAGCCCTATTGTATTGAGGAAAGTCTATATACCCCGTCGGAACCGCCGATTGGTCATTCACCATCATATCAAAGCCTCCGCAGAAATCTACATCATAGAAAGGAACGCCGTGAGACTGTTCCGAAAACGATGCTTCGCGTGCATCAGTATTCAGCATATTGCCTTTGCCGGTCAGTAGCCATTCTGCCGATACATTTTCACATTTTGAGTAAATCAAATCAGCGTCTAAAGTATTACGTGCAATCCAATTACTGATGCTTTGTGGTTTAAGTCCAAGTTTAGCGGCAAAAGCAGTTTTACTTCCGCCTGAAAAATAGGCTATTAATGCGTTTATCTGCTCGCTTTTATTCATTTTGAAATACTTATTTCATCATTTTGTTTGTTTTTACACAAAATGAATATATATTTGCATCGAAGTTTCAAATGAAACCTTTGTGACAAATATACGAAAATAATTGATTTTATGGCAAAAGTACTTGTAGAACATGGTGAGATCGTCAAGCTGGCACAGTTGCTCGGGGTTGCCCGCAAGACCGTCCGGGAAGCTTTAAGCGGCCAGACGAATACCCCGTTAGCCTGCAAAATACGCAAACTGGCCCTCGCCCGGGGTGGCGTCTTCAAACCGACACAAAATCCGACACAACTATGAACGAGCAGTGGATTATCCGCGAGAACTACGTCGGATCGGTGATATTCGGGATCCTGGCTCTCGGTGGAATCTTCGGCGTGTGCGCCGGGAACTTGATTCACCTGTTCACGATCATTGCCAGCGGCTCGGTAAGTTGGGCGCTGTGGCAAGAAGCAAGGCAAATCGAAAAACGACAATAATACTATGACACACTGAAAGTGATGGCGTAAACCTCGACAAATCCCGTGAACTCGCAGGGGTTGTCCGGAGCAATACCGGCACGGGAGCTCACTTATAAAACAATGTTATTATGAAATCGAACTTTGTTCATCCTCACTCTCATTTAGTACCCCTGAAAGAGATTCCTCGTGCACAAAGAGTATTACTTTATTCCCGCTATGGAACTCCACATAGGGATAATGCAGAGGTCTATAAAACTCGTCCGGAAACGGGAAGTCCGGTAGAGCTTTGTATAACTGCCGACAGACATCGACACCTTCCCACAAGAGCGAAGGTCCATAGCGGAACACATCGTAAATAACCTTGTCTAACTCCTTTTTGGATATCTCGGTCTTGTCTGTCGAGCGAAGATACACCAGATCAGCCTCTCCGCTTTCGAGTCCGAAATCATGATTGATTGAAATCGCATAATCGAGGTGATAAAGCCATGCAAAACTCTTGAAAATATCCAAGATAGGTTTCCGATACCGGTTGATGTTCGTACCCTCAAAATAAGAGACGGTTACATTCAAACGAAAGATCTTACCCATAATCGCTAAAAGTTTGTAGTTGACAGCACAAATATAGCGATTCTCCCGTGAACGCGTAAGGCGTTATCCGGAGCGATACCGGCACGGGAGTCCAATAAACGAGACAACAACATGCAACGATACGGTCAAACAATAGCAGTCACGGTGGAGGATCTGACGCGCAGCGACGACGGGAAAGCGATTATGTCAATGAATAATTACCGTAATCTCGTTCGCCGTAAACAGGTCAATATTCTCCGTCCCGGCAAAGGACTCGGATCGTGTGCCCTGATCGAGTATTCGTCGCTTCCGGAGCGGTTCCGCCGACGGTTCGAGTCCAAGTACGGCGATCCGGAGGTGCTGCTGAGCCGGGACAAATCGGCGCTGGTGATCAACGCCGAGGCACGCCGCTTCTTTGCCGGCCTCGAGCCGGGAACATTCCGACTCCCGAACGGGGAGACGCTCCCCGACGACAAGGTCGAGGAGTACACGCTGAACGCGTCTGTTCTGGACGCGCTGCACGAGGAGGTCGAGAAGCAACGCCTCGGCCGCAACCGCCTCAAGAACTCCACACGCATCGTTTGGGAGAATATTCTGGCTTCGGCCGAGCGCCTGCGGGCGGATTTCCACCATACGCTGCCCAACAACGAAGCCCGATTGAAAGACAAGGTGCGCACCTATGAGCGCGAGGGATTCATCTGCCTCGTCTCAAAGAAGTTCTGCAATGCGAACAAGACGAAGATCACACCCGAGGGCGGCCGACTGCTCGTCGCCCTGCGTCGCAGCCGCGTACCGGTCTATACCCTGCGCCAGATCTTCGACGAGTACAACCGGCGTGCCGAGCGCAAGGGGTGGAAGACGCTCGAATCGATGAACTCGGTCACCTCCTACCTGGAGCGGCCGGATGTAGCGCCGAAATGGTGGGCTGCGGTGTACGGAGAGCTCTCCGCCCGCCAGAAGTTCGACCGCAAGCAGCAGACGATTCTCCCCGGCGTGCGCGATGCGCTGTGGTATGGCGACGGTACGAAACTGAATCTCTACTACAAGGGGCGCGACAAGGATGGGAAACCGGTCAAGAAGACGGTCATGGTCTATGAGGTGATCGACGCATACAGCGAGATGATGCTCGGCTATTGTATCGGCGAGCGTGAGAATGCCGAATTGCAGCGCCGCGCCTTCCGCATGGCCATCGAAACGGCCGGCCACAAGCCCTTCGAGATCGTTACCGACAACCAGGGCGGACAGAAAACGACCGATTCGCTGAGTTTCATGTCGCGGATCTGCCGTATCAGCCGCACGACGGAACCGCACAGACCGCAGGCCAAGACCATCGAATCGATCTTCGGCCGGTTCCAGCGCGAAGTGCTGCATGGCGACTGGCGGTTTACGGGGCAGAATATTACGGCCACGAGTCGTGATTCCCGTCCGAACCTCGAGTTTGTCGAAGCCAACGCGGACGACCTCTACACATTCGAGGAGCTGTGTGCGGCCTATGCCGAATACCGCCAGCGATGGAATGACCTGCGTCATCCCGAATCGAAGATGAGCCGCCGGGAGATGTACCTGCGCTCGCAGAACCCCGAGGCCCCGGCCCTTTCGCAGTACGACTATATGGAGATGTTCTGGCGTGTTACGGAGCGCCCGAGCGAGTTCACCTCTTCGGGCATCGCCATTCAGGTCGAGGGACAACGGTACAGCTACGAGGTACTCGACGCCGAGGGGCATCCCGACATGGAGTTCCGCCGCTCGAACACCACACGCAAGTTCTTCGTCCGCTACGATCCGGATGACATGACGCGCGTATGGCTCTGCACAAAGCCGACCGTCGGCGGCCTGCGGATGGTAGTTCCGGCCGTCCCCTATGCGGTCGTTCACCGCGCCATCCAGGAGCAAACTCCCGAGGAGCAGGCCTTCCTGCGTAAAACGCTCGAAGCCAATAAACAAGAACGCGTTCGTCGTCAGATGGAGGGATACGAACTGGAGATTGCCCATGGGGTTGCCCCCGAACAGCACGGCTTGCGGACACCACGGCTTCAGGGCCTGTCGCGCCGGGCACAGGAGCAGCTGCTGGATCGATACGCCCGCGATATGACCTCCGAGAGCGGGATTTCGGATGAAACCTGCGAACCGATTGCCATCGGCCAGGTCGGGAAGCAGATAAGCAACATGACTTTCGATAAAGTATCATTATTAAACAAACTTTAAGATATGAAACTTACTAACGAACAGAAAGACGAGATCCGTCTTCTCCTTCAAAACTATGTGGCCCGGTATCCGAGCCAGAACAAGGCGGCGAACTCTTTGGTCGGGATCTCGGCCGGTACGCTATCGACGATTCTCAACGGCCGCTATGAGACGATCAGCGATGATATGTTCACCAAGCTCCGCGCCCAGATTGCCGGACAGCGGGGCGAAGACTGGCAACTCTCGCCGACAATGGTCTACCAGGAACTTTCGATGTTGCTGACCGATGCCCAGGAATACCAGAACGTCGCCTGGGCCGTCGCTCCGGCCGGGGCGGGTAAGACAACCACCATCCGCGACTTCGCCGCGCGCCATGAGAATGTCTTCGTGGTTTCCTGTTCGGAGGACATGCACCGCGGCGATTTCATCCGTGAAATGGCCCGGTCGGTCGGAGTGAATGTTTCGGACATGAGCCTTAAAGAGGCACTCGAGCGGGTCGTACGTCATCTGTTGACGCTTGATAAACCGTTACTCGTATTCGACGAAGGGGATAAGCTGGCAGATTCGATCTTTTACTACTTCATCACTATCTACAACCGACTGGAGAACTATTGCGGAATCATCTTCGTATCGACTCGCTATATCAAGCGGCGCATGGAGATCGGGTTGTCGTACAATAAGAAAGGCTATGATGAGATCCATTCGCGTATCTGTCGCAAGTTCGTGGAACTGACCCCGGCCACCTCCTACGAGGTTGCCGCCATCGCCCGGGCAAACGGTCTGACGGACGAGCGTGTTGTCAAAACGGTTGTGAAGGATGCCGCCACATGCGACTTCGACCTGCGCCGTGTCCGCCGCGAGATTCACAAACAGAAACGATTGGCCGCCATCGCCTCGAAATAATCTGTTCAAACACTTTTCAAATACCATCCGATCATGGGTAAATCACTCTCCGTATCACAGGCCTTGTCGATCCGTCGGTCCACGCTCCGTCTCGAAGGAGGATGGGGCAATTGCGTGGGCGAAATCGACCGTACCGGGGTCGTCTTTTTCTGGGGCAAGTCCGGTAACGGGAAAACCTCCGCCGTTCTATCGTTCGGCAAGGAGCTGGCCCGCTTTGGTCGCGTTCTTTACAATTCACTCGAGGAGGGTCTCTCCGTTTCGTTCCTGAACGCGCTGCGGCGTCATGCCATGCAGGACTGCGGCCGCCGGTTCCAGGTGGTAGCCGGAGAATCCATTGCAGATCTCGACGAACGGCTGTCGAAGCGCAAGTCTCCGGACTTCGTCATCATCGATTCATTCCAGTACACGCAACTTGACTACCGTCAGTACATCGCATTCAAGGAACGGCATCTGGACAAGATGCTCGTCTTCGTCAGCCATGCCGACGGAAAACAACCGGCAGGCCGGGCCGCGCGGTCGGTAATGTACGATGCCGGGCTGAAGATATGGGTCGAGGGATACAAAGCCTTTACGAACGGACGCTTCTTTGGGCCAACGGGAGAATATACGATCTGGCGCGAAAAAGCCGAGGAATACTGGGGAGACCCCAACAAACCGAAACCATTTTCAAAGAACGTAAAATAATGAAGATATACATCAGCGGTCGCATATCGGGCCGTCCGTTGGCACAGGTCAGGGAAGAGTTCGAGCAGGCTGAAATAAAATTGCGAAGATTCGGTTTTTTGCCGATAAATCCGATGAATAACGGTCTTCCGGCCGATGCCGCTTGGGAAGACCACATGGGACGAGACATCGCCATGCTGTTGCGTTGCCAGGCAATCTATATGCTGCCCGGCTGGCCAAGAAGTGAAGGGGCCACCCTTGAGTATCTGATTGCACGACAACGTCGAATGCGGATCTTCACGGCAGAATCGCCACTTGTAAAGACAGTAGAAAGAACTTTGTAAAACACGTCATACCATGAAAAACAAGCCGACCAGTTATGCCCGGTTTTATGCGCTTTTGCGGCAGATGCAAGGCGATCGGGAGCAGATCAAAGAAACGCTCATCCTACAATTTACAAAGGGGCGTACTACCTCTCTCCGGGAGATGCAGAAAGACGAGTATGAGGCGATGTGCAGAGCTATGGAGGCAGAGATCGAACATCCGGGTTTAAGTACCGAAGAGTTTCGTCGTGAACAGAAGCGGCTCCGCTCTGCGGTATTGCACCGGATGCAACGTCTCGGAGTCGACACCTCGGATTGGGATGTGGTCGATGCCTTCTGTTTGAGCAATCGAATTGCCAGAAAGGAGTTCGCCCGGCTTTCGCTCGCAGAACTCAGGGTGATGGTCTCAAAACTCGAAGCGATGGGACGAAAAGGATATTCCCGGCCCCGCAGAACAATGCTTCCCGTCATTGTTAAAACCAACCAATTGCCGAGCTAACCATGAAACCTGTAATTAAAACGATATCTGAAGTCAAAGATGCCAAGGAACATCTTGAAGACCAAATATCCTGCTTGCTGATGCAGTTCGAAAAAGATAACGGAATACATATCTCCGATTTAAGCATCTATCCGCGTGAAATCTACAATGAATAAGGGAAAATAACAGATCGTCAAATCGGAACCTCAATCGTTGTCAAATTATGACCAACCTTCCTTACCGCCAGGCAATGCTGATTAAACATACGGCATGGATGAACACTCGCTTGCTTACGCGGGGTCCTCGTCCGGAAGACGAGCGGTACGTGCCGCTCGCGGTGCGGATGCTTACGCTGGTCGGCTGCCTGAACTACGCGATGCTCGACCTTGAGTCCGAACTCACGGCATCCGGCTTGTTCCACCATGAAACCAAACGCCGCTATACGCAGGCCCAGACTTTGGTCACGCAGGCTCACGGCATCGCGTGGTCGATGCTTCGCAAGATCGACGACCGGGCCGCCCGGCAGTACAACGACAAGACGGACGAGGCGTATCGGACCATCAGCGGCTGTATCCTGTTGGAGGCTCCTCAAAGGTCTTACAACATCGTGCTGTCGCTGTGTAGGATCATCAGCTCTCTCAACGGTCGGATTTCGGGCCGCTACGACTTCAACCCGGCCAAACCTCTTGTACGCATCCCGGCTCTGTTGGAGTGTATCGGGATCGAGGATTGTAAAATAGACGGAATCATCGAATTGAATTTAACGGACTAAAGAAAATGAAAAAATACACACAAGCGGATTTCGATGCCTTCGAGGTGATCGACGGAATCAAACAATGCCCCTCGGGGGATTACAGTGATATACAAATATTCGGCGAGTGGTGCTCCTTCGGCGAGTGGTGCTCCTTCGGCGAGTGGTGCTCCTTCGGCGAGCGGTGCTCCTTCGGCGAGTGGTGCTCCTTCGGCGAGTGGTGCTCTTTCGGCAAGGGCTGCTCCTTCGGCAAGCAGTGCTCTTTCGGCGCGTGTTGCTCTTTCGGCGAGTGTTGCTCTTTCGGCGAGTGGTGCTCCTTCGAAGATAAAGGCGAATATATCGGCGATTATCCTTTCCTGGCTTTTGTGGGGTTCGGCTCCCGGATTGGCAGCAAGGTTTACTTTTTCAACCTGCAAGACGGCATTTATGTCCGTTGCGGCTGCTGGCTGTCAGATATAGCGGGGTTCCGGGAGAGAGTGAAGGCGGAGAATGCCGATGCAATGTACCTGGATTTATGCGATCTGGTCGAGAGGAAGTTTGACAGAAAAAACTGAAAAATACTGATGTATGAAAACGAGAATCGAGATTTACGAAATCGCTGACAAGATCGCCAAATGGCGCCGAAAGGGAGTGTGCCGGCTGGATATGGATCATCAGCTCTCTCAACGGTCGGATTTCGGGCCGCTACGACTTCAACCCGGCCAAACCTCTTGTACGCATCCCGGCTCTGTTGGAGTGTATCGGGATCGAGGATTGTAAAATAGACGGAATCATCGAATTGAATTTAACGGACTAAAGAAAATGAAAAAATACACACAAGCGGATTTCAACGCCTTCGAGGTGATCGACGGAATCAAACAATGCCCCTCGGGGGATTACAGTGATATACAAATATTCGGCGAGCGGTGCTCCTTCGGTAGGTGTTGCTCCTTCGGCGAGTATTGCTCTTTCGGCAAGTGGTGCTCCTTCGGCGAGGGCTGCTCCTTCGGCGAGTGGTGCTCCTTCGGCGAGGGGTGCTCCTTCGGCGAGTGGTGCTCCTTCGGCGAGCGGTGCTCCTTCGGCGAGTGGTGCTCCTTCGGCGAGTGGTGCTCTTTCGGCAAGGGCTGCTCCTTCGGCAAGCAGTGCTCTTTCGGCGCGTGTTGCTCTTTCGGCGAGTGTTGCTCTTTCGGCGAGTGGTGCTCCTTCGAAGATAAAGGCGAATATATCGGCGATTATCCTTTCCTGGCTTTTGTGGGGTTCGGCTCCCGGATTGGCAGCAAGGTTTACTTTTTCAACCTGCAAGACGGCATTTATGTCCGTTGCGGCTGCTGGCTGTCAGATATAGCGGGGTTCCGGGAGAGAGTGAAGGCGGAGAATGCCGATGCAATGTACCTGGATTTATGCGATCTGGTCGAGAGGAAGTTTGACAGAAAAAACTGAAAAATACTGATGTATGAAAACGAGAATCGAGATTTACGAAATCGCTGATCCGAATCATATCGTATCTGACGGGGAATGGTCCCGAAAACTTTCGGCTGCCGACATACGCAATCATATCAATTATATGATGCGGCCTTTCGATCCCCGGAAATATTCTTCTCGCGTAGTATATATCAATCAAAAACAGTAAATATTATGGAACAACAAGCAACGGGATTGACGCTGTTCAACCGTCAAATTACCAGCGAACGCACCCAGAATTATCTGACGAGCGTCCTGGGAGCCAAGAAAGACAGCTTCGTAAGCAACCTCACGGCACTCGTCGCCAACAACAAGGCATTGCAGGAGTGCGAGCCTATGGGCGTGATGTTCGCCGCGATCAAGGCTACGGCCCTCGACCTGCCTCTCGATCCCAACCTGGGTTTCGCCTATGTCATCCCCTACAAAAACAACCGGGAGGGGCGCACCGACGCCCAGTTCCAGATCGGGGCGAAGGGATTTATCCAGCTGGCCATCCGCAGCGGGCAGTTCAAAACACTGAATGTTTCGGAGGTCAAGGAGGGCGAGATCGTGGATGAAAACCTCATCACGGGTGAAATCACGTTCAAAAAGGCCGAGAATCGGGACGCTCTCCGCACGATCGGATATGTGGGTTATTTCAAACTGACTAATGGCTTCGAGAAGATGCTTTATATGAGCTGCGAGAAGCTCGAAGCACACGCGAGCCGGTACAGCCAAACCTATGGATCAAAGAAGGACTACATCCGGGCCGGTAGTAAATGGACTACGGATTTCGATGCGATGGCGCGTAAGACCGTGCTGAAACAGTTACTGTCAAAATTCGCCCCGATGTCCGTAGAGATGCAGGACGCTGCGAAATTCGATCAGGGCGTGCTGGGCGAAAACAACTCGGTACGTTACATCGATAATGAGGAAACGGCGGCAATTCCCGAAAGCGTGGACAAAGCGACGCTTACGAGCCGCGAAGCGATCAGTGAAGCGTTTATCGGCGGTCAGATCACCGAACAGGAGGCCGACGACCTGATGCAGAAGATCGGGATTACGAAAAACGCGGTCGAGGATGCGACGGTCGAGGCCGAAGTTAATCTGTTCGACGCCAAAAGCGCGAAGCGATGACCGATTCCCGCTATTTCGAACAAGGAACTCCGGAATGGTATGAAGCGCGTCTGCATCGATTCACTTCCTCCGAAGTGCATAAGCTGATTCCCGGAGCACGGGCACGGCCCGGAGAACTGACCAAGACGGCCGTCGCTTATGTGTTCGACAAGATCGCCGATCGCATCACGGCCGGGGGTTGTTTGGAATACCGGGAACTCAACACCAGAGAAATAGAATGGGGACGCGAGCACGAAGATACGGCACGGCTGGCCTATTCGACGATTATGAGCGTCGATGTCCAGACCTGCGGATTCTTCGTCTGCGAGGATTTGCCCTCTTTCGGCGGAAGTCCTGACGGGTTGGTCGGGGAAGACGGTTTCATCGAAATAAAATGCCCCTACAATTCGTCCGTACACGCCCGGTATCTGGCTATGGCTACCCCGGACGATCTGCGACGCGAGAAGCCCGAATATTACGCCCAGATACAAGGTAACTACCTTGCGACGGGACGACGATGGTGCGACTTCGTAAGCTATGATCCCCGGTGCGCCAACCCGCTGCTGGCCGTCAAGATTCTCCGCATCCCACGAGATGAAGAGTACATCGACCGTATTAGGGAGGCAGTGCTGGCAGCCGTGAAATACAAACAGGAGATAACGTCCAGAATGGCGCTCCTGGCACGGCAACAGCGGGCATCCACTCCCTAAATAATCTCCAAGTATGACGACAAGAAAGACATATCCCCCGTGGTCGGAAAAGGAATTGGAAACATTGAAAGAACTCTATCCCGATAACGACAACGAATATATAGGTCGCTTGTTGAATCGCACTCCGGGGAGCGTAAAGATACGCGCCGTATGGAATGGCTGCCGCAAATCCTATGAGTTTATACAACGCCGAAGAATGACGACGGATAACAAACCCCGCAAAATGGTCGGATGTATTCCGAACCCCTTGCCGGTTATTGAACGGTTATTGAAAAAACACGGTTACAAAAAATAAAAACAAGCATGACAACGGTTCTAAAATGTACAATCAGAGATAACATAAATAAAGATTGTGTAATAGAAGTTATTATCAATTCTAATAATAACGTCGTTATCCGCCAAGGAGATACAGATAGAAGTCAGTCGATTATTTTATCACCTCAAATGGCAAAAGACCTTGCTAACGTGATAAAATACAAACTTGAAATATAACAGAACGATATGGCCAGAATCAGAACCATAAAACCACAATTTTGGGATGATCTGAAGATCGGCCGCTTATCGCGCGATGCCAGGCTGCTTTACATCGGACTTTGGAATTTTGCCGATGATTTGGGCGTAGTAATAGCCGACCCCGTTTGGCTGAAGTCTAAAATATTCCCTTACGACAAAATACAACTCCAGCAATTCGAAGGCTGGTTGAAGATGCTCGAAGAAACCGGATTTATTAGTCTGCTTTCCGTTAAGTCGGAAAGATTCTATTATCTGCCAACCTTTTCCCGTCATCAAGTAATCAACAGACCTAATCTGGAGGATGTAAATATACGTAAAGAATTGTTAGACAGTGCATTAAATGAAATCACGGAACGATCAGTGAACAATCATGGAACGATCACGGAACGATCAGTGACTATAAAAGGAGAGGATAAGGAGTATATTACTACCAGTACTTCTACTGACGTAGAAGATACTGGAGTATCTGTGAGAGATAATATTATTTCTTACCCGGTAGAAGACAATAACGCAGGTGCGCGCGAGGAAACTGACAGTCCCGAAGCCGATCTTCCTAAATGCAAATCCCGTAAGACGCTCCGCAAGGATGATGCAGGGATTGAAGAAGCTCGGATATTGACGTGGCGCGATGATTTTGAGATTTACAAAAACGAGTTACGCAAGGCCTATAAGACGCTCCTACAGGATGACGCTTGGATTTCGACGCAACAACGTTTCAACCCGAATCTCAACATTGCCCTCTCGCTCGAAAAGGCTTGCGTAAACTTCTGGGCAACGGAAGCCGGATGGCAGCATAAGCGAAAGCAGCGCACAAAGACTATCAACTGGAGGCAAACGCTCACAAATTCGATCAACAGCCCGCAAAACAAAGTTTACAATGACAACGGAATTAGCAAAAAAACCGCCAACAACGGCGTTAGCGAAGATTTCAAGCGTGGAGTTCTTGAAACGCTACTCAGTGGCGGCAATACAGAGTAGCTGCCGCCGTATGCAGTCGGCCGTGGCTTGTGCCGAATCCCAAATGCCGGTGTTATCTGTATTGCGAGCGACATACGGCGAAAAATGGACGGCTGCATATCTGGTACTTTGGATCGTCAATGTACAGGAGTTTTTCAATATTTCAGCCAAGATGAACGACGCACAGGTAACGGAAACGGCCTACATGATTTTGGACGATTTCTGGGCGTTGAACCTTGCCGATGTAAACCTGGTATTTACCAATGCCAAACGAGGGCAATACGGACAACTGTACGGACGAATAGACGGATCGATCATATACGGTTGGTTTCAGACATATTTCGAGGATCGATGCAATGCCTGCGAGAACCGTACGATACGGCAAGCCGAGGCTATGGGCAGCGATCACCCGGTAACAGACGCCAAAGCTGCGGAGTTTATCAAATCGCTTATCAACAAAAAAGCGGAAAAGATTGCAAAATAGACGGAATCATCGAATTGAATTTAACGGACTAAAGAAAATGAAAAAATACACACAAGCGGATTTCAACGCCTTCGAGGTGATCGACTCAAACGGGGATAACCGATAAAACGAAAGCTATGCAGATCAATACTACCTACAACATGGATGCACTTGCAGCGGCCCGACTACTGCCGGACGATTGCGTGGACTGCATCGTCACCTCTCCGCCATATTACGGTCTGCGTGATTACGGCGTGGACGGTCAGATCGGGCAGGAGGAGTCGCCGGAGGCTTTCATCGCTCAACTCGTTGAGGTGTTCCGAGAGCTGCGTCGGGCACTCAAGCCGGAGGGGACGTTGTGGGTGAACATGGGCGACAGCTACAACTGCTACAAAGGCAATGCTGTCCGAAAAAACGCACAAACGGATTACGCCGGACACCGATGCCAGCCAGTTCGAAAACCCGGATTCGGGTTGGAGTGCAAAAATCTGAAAAATAAAGATCTGATCGGGATCCCGTGGATGCTGGCGTTCGCCCTCCGTACTGACGGCTGGTACTTGCGTCAGGACATCATTTGGCACAAGCCGAACCCGATGCCCGAGAGCGTCACAGACCGATGTACGAAAGCACACGAGTATATTTTCCTGTTCAGCAAATCGGCCAAGTACTACTTCGACGCCGAGGCGATCAAGGAGCCAGCGACCGGGTGGAACGGATCGAATTTCGAGGATGGCAAAAACCTGATTAATCACCCGAACGTCGGCAAGAACCGGCAGCGCAAGCCGGCAGGATGGGACACGGGTAAAGGAGGGCACGGATCATTCCATCGCTCCGGTCGTGCGGAAGCGATTGAATACACCGAGATAGCGCCGGAAGCTTCAACGACGCGCAACAAACGAAGCGTGTGGACAGTTCCCCCGCAGCCGTTCAAAGAGGCCCATTTCGCCACGTTCCCCGAGGATTTGATCGTGCCGTGCATCCTTGCCGGGTGTCCCGCCGGTGGCCTCGTACTCGACCCATTCAACGGCTCCGGCACCACGCGCATCGTGGCCAACAAACTCGGCCGAAATGCTATCGGCTTCGAATTAAATCCCAAATATATCGAAATAGAGAACAGACGCCGCAGCAAAGAGCTGGGGATGTTTGAAAATATCACACTATGACCCACGCATCACTATTCAGCGGAATCGGAGGGTTCGATCTGGCGGCCGAGTGGGCGGGCTGGACGAACGCCTTCAACTGCGAGATCGATCCTTTTTGCCGCAAAGTATTGAAATATCACTTCCCGAATGCAGAACAATATGAAGACATCAGAACGACCGACTTCACTGTCTGGAAAGACCGTATCGACGTGCTTACCGGTGGATTCCCGTGCCAGCCGTTCAGCCTCGCAGGAAAGCGACAAGGAACAGAGGATGATCGCTACCTGTGGCCCGCAATGCTCGACGTTATTCGGACTGTTCGACCGCGCTGGGTCGTTGGCGAGAACGTTTACGGAATCGTTAATTGGTCGGAAGGATTGGTCTTCGAACAGGTGTGCGCTGACCTGGAGGCGGCAGGATACGAGGTGCAGCCGTACATTATTCCGGCTTGCGGTGTCGGCGCTCCCCACCGTCGGGACAGATGTTGGTTTGTTGCCCACCGTGCAGACGCAGGGACTGAAACGATGCGTGAACGGTCGAACGGAGTTCATGCCGACAGTATTGCTTCCGACACCCCATGCCTCGGACGCATCACGCGGAGGTCAAAAAGTAACCGGACTATACAAAACGAGAAAATCGGGTCTAACATATATGTCCCTGTTGAACGATCTGGCAGTAAGCGGACTTTTACCGACCCCGACAGCGAACGATGCGAAGAATGTAACGCTTCCGGCCAGTCAGGGCATACGCAAGGGCGGACTACCCAAGAAGGTGATGCAAAGCGACGAATACCGGACTGGAACGGGTTCCCAACTCAACCCCCTGTATGTGGCGGAGATGATGGGTTTCCCGGTGAATTGGTTGGTATCGCCTTTCCTCGATGGCGCCGGGAAGCCGTCAAAGCCTGCGGTAACGCCATAGTCCCGCAGGTGGCATTACAGATTTTCGAAACGATAAATGAATACGAAAGGAAATGAAAAAACACTTACTTACAAGTTTTCTTTTTGGAACACTGACAATTGTTTTATGTGGTATTATATCCGGGGAACCCTATCGCTCGATTGTATGGGGCGTAATATTGGTTATTCTTACTATCTCCGTCATTGCAATTGGGATAGCGACAACCGGAATCTACGATTTGTTGAAGCAGGGGATGAATATCGACACACTGTATATCAATGGCGGAATCCGCTTTTTCGACAAAAGCAAGGCCGACAACCCCGAATTGTTGAAAGGAGGCGAGCAATGAAAGGCGAAGTGTTTGGAGTTGCGCTTTTTGGATCTCCGTACTTGTATCAAAGCGGCGATCCTTATTTCCATATGAAAATGAATGCGCTTGGATTACGACGAGGCTCCCCTTTGATTTGCGGGCTTCGGCATAAGGCGATATTGGCGAATAACTATGAGTATTGGCTATGCGACTATGACGAAGAGGATGATTTTTGTCGTAGATTCGGGATAACCCCTACTCATACAGTGGAAGATTTTGTGGAAACGATTAAGGCATTGAAAAAGGAGTATGAAAAGAAAAAAGGCCCAGGAGTTTATTGACAGGGCTATGAAACATATTGTAGCCGATTTGTCTGACCACGGCAAATGGCAACTTCGAACGGCAATGACTACTACAGCCGAACTCGCCGAGCAGGAAGCCGAGGAAAGAATGTGGAATAAAGCTATCGAAGCATTTTGCAAGGATTGTCCAATTTACTCAATACAAACAAGTAATGGGGGAAATTGCCCCGATTGCAGTGCATTAAACGCATTCAAACAAAGACTGAACGAGGAATGAAATTGCCGCAAAATGGACAACTCGTGTTGTGTAAAACCTCTGATAAGAAACTTCCATTTGTCACTGTTAAATATGACCGTTCTGAATGGTGGATATATGTGTATCCCGGATGGGCTGGTATTGGTCATAAGATTATCGGCTGGCGGCCGATTCACGAAAATGAGTAAGATGCTTTGTGCATTTTAACTAACCAAGTAACTAACCAAGTAACTAACCAAGAATATCTATGAACACGAAACTCAAATCAGACTACGAAAAAGCCTGCAACGCCTATTTGCAGGCTTTTTGCGAGAAACACGGCTATGATTATGAGGATGCTACGCGGAGCTGGGTCGGCGGCGATGTCGGCGGGATCACCGAATGCGCGGACTATATAGTTGGGATGGATGACATCATCACCGACATAGACCGGGACGCTCCGGAAGATGAGTTTGTAAAGTATTACGATTACTGTCTGCGGGTGGGGAGTATCGCCTGCGGCAAAATTAGTACGCCCAATTACAGCAGCTGGCTCTCGGGGTGTCCACGCATGAGTGAAGAACAGATCACCCGGCTGGAGGAGTTGCAGAGGGACATACGCAAGGCGGAAAGAGAGCTGGAAGAACAAATAAGGAAAGAGAAGTTTTAACCGGGAGAGGCAAAATCGCTCCCTTTTTTATTCATATGGCAGTAGATACATCTAAAAACGGTACAGTAGATCGTGCTAAACTTCTGGCAATAGAAAATAAATGTACGAGAATAATTCGAATTGCGGGGGTAACGTTTTATGTTGCTCCGGATAAGGATACACCAGAACACCGGAGGCACTTAATCCGCGTTTTGGAGAGTTGCGGTCGGCGATATACTCAAAAAGCAGGTAGCTATGAATCGGAGATTTGAGGTGAGAATCGACATTCCGAATAGTTGTGAATTGATTGGATGCAGATCGGACGGAAACATGGCAATTATTGTTTTCGAAGATTGCAGCGGCCCAGAGATCCGGCCAATCGGTTTTTGTCGGGAACATTCCGGAGAAGTACCGGACGCCTTCGAAGATGAATAAAAAAGAGGCAATTCCGAAGAATCACCCCTCACACCGATACAAATATAATGATTTATTCGGAATTTGCAAATGGGACGATATAGGAAAAACGAACGCAGAGGCGGGGCACGTGACGATTCCGAAATATACATCAGTTATTCACGGAATCGATTGCTCGAAATGATTATCTGCCGGGAAGCAAGGATGGGCGTGAGTTATCGCCATGATTTCGTCTGTCGATTCAAGGCACACAAATGTCGATTCAAGGCACACAAATCCTTGCCGTTTTTATGGCGGAAATTCAAAAGGAATATTAGAGAACACATTGACGGATGGCAGCAGGAGCTGCCTTTATTTTGATGAATTTGCGGAAAGGGAGAGGATAATAACCGTGCAATTCGGAATATATGATGTAGAATTACATCCGTTCATCCTATTGCATAATTGCAATTAGACGATAAAAGTGTTCTTTTGATTCATTCTGTTAATGTCGTTTCAAGCATTGAACTCTATTGGGCGGGAGCCGGACGTGAAGCTACTTTATAACGTATCTTTCGGGGCACACGAAGGAAGTGCGCCTTTCGCACGTTGTCGGGACATTGACGAAGATATAAAAGCCGATCTTATCCAGCTATTATATCGATTCTATCAATTCGCAGATTACGGCTACATAAATAGGGTAGCAGCATTCGCTGATCTCCAACAATGACATCAGATATTTAGTTTGTTCGTCCATAACCGTCGCATTTACCTTTGCAACAAATAAATTGGTGAATATCTTTCCAAAGCATTGTATTTATCTGTCCTGTCAGATAGGCTACTTCTTCGCCTTGCATCGGCATTGCGGATGCTACGGCGATGTCGTCGCACAGGTGCCGCAGTTCATGCTCGAAAGAGTTCAGGAATTGTGCCTGGGATGACGCCAATCCTACGACTACGACAGACCTTCGCCGGGTCTTGTTGGAATAGGTGAATCCCGAATCCATATCGGCCTTTTCCAAATTTTCCCGTACTCGCTCCATAATTGGCCTGGGACACTCTATCTGTTCCAAAGAAAAAAGGATAGAGCGCGTGTGATAGCCATGTACGGCGAAGTAAAACCGCACATGCCAATCATAGTTCTCTATCCTCAGATCCCGCAGCTTCATGTCGTTGAATACACTTTTTGAATCCTCACATACGGTCTTTCGAGCCGCGTTCTGGATTTGATTCTGTTACAGGACATCTTCCCACGGAACATTTGTTCCCGACCCTATCAGATCGGCGAAATATCGTGTGAAGGGCAGCCCGGGATAGGCGTCTTCATCGTCGATGAAATCCTTGACGAACAGGGCCAGGTGTTGTTCATCGGCAATGGATGATCCCCAGTAATCGGCCCGGGCCATATTCGCGACATATACACAGTCGTAGCCGTTGTCGTGCTTGAGCTCGATACCGTTCGTCTTGAGCAATTTGTCGATCTGCTCTTTGGTGATGGGTTCTATTTTCTTCCCGTCGCGGTCCTTCATGCGGCTGACGGCAAATTCACACATTTTCTTCGAAAAGGACCATCCGTTTTTTTCGAGGTATGCGCGAATATCTGCCGGCATGGAGTCCCTTGCGTCCAATCTTTCTCTGTCCATAGGTTTCGCTGTTAAAGAGAGGGGGTTTCTCCCCTCTCCGGATTCGTTTTACCGGCGGAATCTGGAGTAGGGTCCGGTTCCCCGGACACCTCTTCGTTCGCCATATCCGTCGCTGCCGTATTCTCCGCCACGCTCACCGTAGCCGTCGGGCATGTAGCCTCCCGTGTGACGCTCCCCGTAGCCGTCGCGCATTTCGCGTTTGGCATCCTCGTAGCCACACTCGTAGGCTTCGCGCATCTTGCGTTCGATTTCTTCACGCTCGCCGTACCCGTCACCGCGGTACCGGCCTTCGATTTCCCACATTCTCATGATTTGCTTGTTTTAGCAGACATTTGCGATTTAAGAAAGGCGTCCAGCGATGACTTCATGGAGGCGAACTCCGTTTGCATCTGACGAAGTTGTCCCACCTCTGCCCGCAGCTCCTGGAGCTCCTTGTCGCGTTGCGCCTGACCCGCGTACGCGGGATTCACTTCGCGCATGATCTGATCGAAAACTTCCAGATTGGCCTTGTGTTTTTCGTAGGAATCCACAACGGACTGGCTCTGCTGCTTTGCCGCATTGATGGCGTCTATGAGCCGTTCGCGGGATGTCGTGACCGTGAGTCCGTCCTTTGTCACCATATCGGCATTTACCGGGACGACCCATTTCTGGTCCCCTACCGGGAAGCTGACGGAAGGCTGCGCCGGGGGAAAGTTCCCGGGAGCGGGGAAATAGGGCTGTGGCGCCTCTTCAAGCGTCGCCATGTAGTATTTGGGAGTTCCGCGCATATCGAGTACATATACCGGAGCGCCTTTGGTTAAATTCGCAAACATCTTCGGTTAATTGTTTTTTGAAAGCTCCGGAGGGGCGGTTTCCCCTCCTGAAGCCTTCGGTTTATTATTGGTTAAACGGCCCCTGTCATCAGTTGCAGGGTGTCGGTCTGTTTGTCGTAGAAGAGCTGGAATACACCCGTCCCCGGAATATCGGACACGGTGACATTGGCTCCGTTGTACGTGGTCACATTCTTGGTCACGCCGTTGGTTTCGAACAACACGGGAAGCGTGCCTGTCGTGCCTGCGGGTATTGCCTGCGACAGCTCGACCAGGACTATCCCCCTGTACCAGGAATTGGCAAAGGCGTGGTTTTGGAATGAGAACACGACATCGGCGGCATTGACCGTCACACCCGTAGTTTTGATGACCGGGATACCTCTGCGATTGACATACTGAAATGGGAATACTGCCATAGCATACCTCCTTTCCGTATTAACCCCAGAATCCGCCGTTGCCGCCGAGTCCGAACGCGGCACCGAAGCCCAGCCCGTATTGGGCGGCTACGCAGGCGGGCATCGCGTACACCTGCGGATTGGGAACCACGGTCGTAGGCGGCAGGCCGCACTCGATCTTTGCCAGCCGGTTGCTCAGATCGCCGATCGCAGCGTTGATGGGCGCTACGGCCTGGGCCTGCGACTGCATGATCGTCGCCGTCTGATGTTCTTGGGAGAGCTGCCCGGCCAATGCCGCGCTCTTGGCACGCTCGGCGTCGAGTTTGTTCTGCATCTCACGCATCTCGAGGGCACAGAAACGGTCGTTGATGACCTGCGTCTGGGCATCGATCTTCGAGCCGAGGGCATTGAACTGCGTGTTGGCGTTGCTCGTCAGGGTGTTGGTCTGATTGAGCGTTGCGAGCTGGCTTTCGTAGCCCTGGCGCTCGATGGCGGTGCGGACATCGCAGCAGCAGGAGGCCATCTGCGAAAGCACCTGTGCGTTGCCGGACTGCACGGCATTGATGATCTGCTGCGCCGAGAGGCCCGACTGTGCCTGGATGTTGCACAGAGCGGTCTGAATCTGCTGTACGGAACAGTTGAGCGAAGATGCGAGCTGGTTGATGGCGGTGCCGTTTCCCTGAATGGCATTCATCAGCAGCTGACGCCCTGCGTCGCCGTTCAGCTCGGCGGGAAGATTCGAGAGTCCGTTTCCGCGACCGCCGAAGCCACCCCATCCGTTGCCGCCCCAGAGAGCCCAGAGCAGGATCATCCACATCCACTCCCAGCCGTAGCCATTGCCGTAGCCGTTATTGCGGTTGTTTCCGTTCATCAACGCGGCCACGAGGTTGCCGTCCATTGCGCCACCGTTGTCGAACACTAAAGTTTTTTCGTTCATTGTTTTAGACTTTTACATTGTTGCGTCCGTTCGGCGGACGCTGCCGTTGAGCTCACAATGCAAAAATCGACATGAACGATGGGAGAATCAATCGTATCAGTCGCAGGTGGGACGGAGTTTGGACGCAATACGGACGAGGAGCATTTCGAACATTTTACCGCTTTGTTTGCGACGAAGATCGAATTGGGAAATCATCTTCTCTATGGGCCGTCGTGAGAAGTTCATCAGCGAGGATATGACCGGGGCGTGAAATCCCTGCCTCCAGAGGAAATAGACCAGTAAATACCTGGCATCCACGATCTCGGCGTTTTTGGCTTTGGATAGTATTCGCTCTTCCGAAATCTCCGTTTCTTGCGATACCGTGCCGAGAATTTGTCGGTAAAGTTCAGATTTGCACATATAGGATATTTCTCTTACCTTTGTTCACTCTCTTACCAAATAAAAATAAGTGCCAACACACTTGCAAAGGCTTTACAGCCCCTGTCGTGGTGTGTTGGCACCTTTATTATTAGCGGAAGGTAAGAGAGACGCTAATAAAGGCAGGGGCTTTTTTTACGCCCACCCCTGACGGGCGAAAGCTGTTAGAACAGATACTTTTTCAATGTCGGCCAAAGCAGGTAGAAGTAGATTGCCCCGACGGGAATCAACCCGGTTGCGAACAAGTTGCTGCTTTCGACCTGGCAATAGTAGAGTGTTCCTATCCCACCCACAATACAAACGAATGAGAAGAAGGCAAGGAAAAGCAGTCCGATTTTTTTAATTGTTTCCATAATTATAATTCGTTAAAAAGTTATTTCCGCCATAAATCCATACTTATGCTTCCTTGAACATAGGGGCCGTTATCGCGTGGGTCCCAGCCGAGGGATGTCGTGATATTGAACCTTCCGATGTTTCTGTGAAGTTGCCCTCCGATCCATACGCCACCCGTGCGATTAACGTAATAGACGCCTGCGGCAGGCCCGAGTTGCCATCGGTAGGGCGTTCGGATTATTTTCTGCTGCGTGATAGTACGTCCGTATGTTTCGATGTGTTCAAGGGTAGGGTGGCAGTCGCCCAGGGCTATTCCGCTCACTATGGCGAAGTAGCTGCTGTCGCGATATTCCCGGCGTTCGAATGGCAGCTGTACCGGCACACTGTCCCGGTTGGGATTTATTGTTACGGTGGTAAAGGTGGTATCCGCTGGGGCGAACAACCATTTCGGCACCTCTACCGAAATAGCCGAGGACAGTATTTTATGCGGTTGCGGTCTTTCGAAGTAGGCCGTATCGATTCGAGTATGCTCGATGATACGGACATCGACGGATCGCCTGCCGAGCCACCATCCGACAAGGAACAAGCCGGTCAGAAGGAGAATCAGGATTATTTTCCGCAGTACCATAATGAGTACGAGCTATCAACCGTTGATGAACAGGTCCCAGCCGGCCATCACGTCCGTCATGCAGGCATCAACGCCATTTTCTACGCGCGACATAGCTGCGACTATCGGGATCATCACATCGCGGTTGGTTGCCGTGATCCGTCCGTTTTCCGGGACGCCGGACAATTCGGATACCGTACGGATATATGCTTCCGTGTCATTCTCGCTCGGGGGTGCCCAGCGTGAAATCGTCTTCCGAATGGTGTCGAGCCCGTATTTACGGCTGTAAGTGTTCAGGCATTTGAACATCGCGCGGTATCCCCACGCCATAGATTCGAACTGCTTGAACGCAGCGTCGCGGGAAGGTTCCACCTCTCCCTTCCAATGGGTTCCGTCCTTGCGGATATTCCCGGGATTGTTGTTACGAAGTCCTCTGGTCATTTTTTTGTGCTGTTTAATATGTTTTCTACATCTTCAGGATTTACATTGAGCTTGCGGGCTATTTCTCCGGTCAATGCTTTTCGAAACAGACGTAAGAATGGAAAGTTCGGACTGATGATTAAAGCGTTGCCACAGCTCGACCATGCTTCTGTCAGGCAAATGGCAGAACCCAGGATCACGGTCGTAATCTTCGTTTCGATACCTCCTGTCGTAACGAATTTATCGATGAAAACGAATACTACGATCAGATTGAAGTAAACTGCCAGCTTGAATGTCGTAGCCCGCAGGAGTTCTGACAGGATAAATTCTCCGCGCTTTCGAGCGACGCATATTCCAAACAAAGCGTCGAAGGCTACGGCAATAAGCACCCCATAAAGTACGAGCTGATACCCAGCGAAGAAATTCACGATAACGATCAATAGTCCTATAAGCCATCCTTGCACGGTCATAAGTGCTTCGGACAGCTTTGTAGCAATACCTTCCAACACCTTTTTCGTTTTATCAAATATTTTGTCCATAGTTATTATGTTCACGCTATGGGAATGTACTACCGTTGGTATTTCTCAAATCTTTGTCCAGGTCGTATGGTCGGTATCTCTCTTATAGACATACCCG